GAAGGGTCTCTTCAACCCGACCTCCACCATCAGCCGCCAGTTCAAGAACGGCATGATGGGCGAAGGCATCCTCGGCCTTGAAGAAGTCAACATGTCCCAGTCGATCCGTCAGTTCCTGACCGGCTCGGCCGTGCGTTCTGACTCGCTCACCGTCACGTCCACCCTGTCCACGCAGGGCATCAACACGATCTCGTTCTCCTCGGCTACCAACGCGAAGACCCTCGTCCCCGGCGATGTCTTCACGATTGCCGGTGTTTACGCGGTCAACCCGCAGGTTCGTGAGTCCACTGGTTCGCTCCAGCAGTTCGTTGTGACCAACACGGTCACCTCGGCCAGCACGGCGTTCACTGGCGTCACGTTCTCCCCGGCGATCTACACCTCGACGAACGCTCTTGCGACCGTTGACTCGTTCCCGCAGAGCGGCGCAGCCGTCACCCTGCTCGGTTCGGCTAGCACCTACTACCCGCAGAACCTTGTGTACCACAAGGACGCGATCACTTTCGCCACTGCCGACCTTCTGCTTCCGCAGGGTGTTGATATGGCCTCGCGTCAGGTCCACAACGGCATCTCGCTCCGCGTTGTCCGCCAGTACGACATCAACAACGACCGTCTCCCGTGTCGTATTGACGTGCTGTACGGCTACAGCACGATCCGCCCGCAGATGGCCACCCGCCTCTGGGGCTAAGCCAACCCGCCCCCGGCTAACGCCGGGGGCCTTTCCTTTTCTTGAAAGGCTCTTATCATGGCTCTCCCTTCTGTTGGCGGTGGTTATCAGTTTAACGATGGCAACCTGAACGAAGTTAAACTCACCGTTGCTGCTGTCCCGGCCACGGCAACCGACAGCGCCACGCTGACGGTCGCCCAGCTGACCAACGGCATCATCATCGGCACGCCGACGACGACGGCCGCCTACACGCTGCCTCTGGCGACCGACCTCGACGCCTCGCTGACGAACGCCAAGCCTGGCTCCACGTTTGACTTCCGCGTCATCAACACGACGACGGCGGGCGTCATCACCGTGACCACCAACACCGGTTGGTCCATCGGCAGCAGCGGCTCGCAGGGTCTTATGACCATTGCGGCTACGGCTGGCACCGTGCGCGGCTTTCGCGCGCGTAAAACTGCTGACGGTTCTTGGGCGCTCTACGCTCTCTCGTAAGCAAATCGGCCCCTGCTTCGGCAGGGGCCACCTTTTCAGGAAATTCTATGCACATCTATCTGCGTCACCCGGACCACGGCACCAAGGTCGCCACGATGGACCTTGAAGCGATTTATGATGAAGAGAACGGCTGGACGCGCTATACTCCTGGCGAACAGCCCGTTGCGCAGGCGAACGAACTGGTCACCAGACGACGTGGGCGTCGTCCTTTGGTTGAGGAAATAGCGGCAGATGGTAACGACAGCGGGCGATCAGATTAATGGTGCGCTTCGGCTCCTCGGCGTTCTAGCTGAAGGCGAAACGCCGTCTGCGGCCACGTCGCAGGACGCGCTAACGGCGCTCAATCAGATGATTGACTCGTGGAACACCGAACGGCTTGCGGTGTTCTCCACGCAGGACCAAGTGTTCAGTTGGGCACCCGGCCTCATCTCGCGCACGCTTGGCCCGACCGGCAACTTTGTCGGCAACCGCCCGATCCTGCTGGACGACTCAACATACTTCAAAGACCCGGCCAGCGGCATTTCCTACGGCATCAAGATCATCAACCAGCAGCAGTATGACGGCATCGCCGTCAAGACTGTGACCAGCACCTACCCGCAGGTGATCTGGCTCAATATGAGCTATCCCGACATTGAAATGTACGTCTACCCGGTGCCGACCAAGGTGCTGGAATGGCATTTCATTTCGGTTGAGGAGCTGACGCAGCCCGCGCTGCTGTCCACCGTGCTGGTCTTTCCGCCGGGCTACCTCCGCGCGTTCCGCTACAATTTGGCGTGCGAGTTTGCGCCTGAGTTTGGCATTGAGCCGCCGCCCACGGTGTCGCGCATCGCGATGGCGTCCAAGCGCAACCTGAAGCGCATCAACAACCCTGACGACATCATGGCGATGCCGTACAGCATCATGGCTACCCGTCAGCGCTATTCAATCTACGCTGGAAATTATTGATGCAGTCGCCCATCCTCGGCAGCAGCTACGTGGCCCGCAGCGTCAACGCTGCGGACAACCGCTGCGTCAATCTCTACCCCGAGATCGTGGCAGAGGGCGGCAAGGAGCCTGCGTTTCTTCAACGTGCGCCAGGCTTGCGTCGGTTGACCACGGTGGGCCTTGGGCCTATCAGAGGGCTGCACGCCTTTGGCGGCTACGCCTACGTCGCGTCTGGTAACGAGCTTTATCGCCTTGACACCGGCTACAACACGACCCTTCTAGGCAACATCGCCAACGACGGCCCGGTGTCAATGGCCGACAACGGCACGCAGCTCTTCATCGCGTGCAACGGACCCAGCTACATCTACAACAGCAGCACGCTGGCCTATGGGCAGATCACCGACCCGGACTTTGCCGGCGCTGTGACGGTCTCCTATCTCGACGGCTATTTCGTCTTCATCGAACCGAACAGTCAACGGGTGTGGGTGACGCAACTTTTAGACGGCACGTCAATTGATCCGCTAGACTTCGCCAGCGCCGAAGGCGATCCTGACGGTCTTGTGTCGTCCATCGTGGACCATTCGGAAGTGTGGCTGTTTGGTAGCAACTCGGTTGAGGTCTGGTACAACGCGGGCGGCGCGGCGTTCCCACTCCAGCGCATCCAAGGCGCGTTCAACGAGATCGGCTGCGCTGCGACGTTCTCGGTCGCCAAGCTTGACAACGCCTTGTTCTGGCTGGGCGCTGACGCGCGCGGCAAGGGCATCGTCTACCGCGCCAACGGCTACACGGGCGTCCGCGTCAGCACGCACGCGATTGAGTGGCAAATTCAGCAGTACGCCAACATCGCAGACGCCACGGCCTACACCTACCAGCAAGACGGCCACGCCTTCTACGTGCTGTCGTTCCCGTCTGCCAACGCGACGTGGGTCTACGATGTAGCTACACAGGCGTGGCACGAACGGGCGGGCTTCAACAACGGCGCGTTTACCCGCCAGCGTGCCTCAACTCAGATGTTCTTCAACGACAACACCGTCGTGGGCGACTACCAGAACGGCAAGCTCTACGCTTACGACCTGACGCTCTACGCCGACGACGACCAGACGCAGCGGTGGCTGCGCTCGTGGCGGGCGCTGCCGACCGGCCAGAACAACCTCAAGCGCGTGGCCAACCACACCTTGCAGCTTGACTGCGAGTCGGGCGTGGGCCTCAACGACGGGCAGGGCAGCGACCCGCAGGTAATGCTGCGCTTCTCCGACGACGGCGGGCACACTTGGAGCCGCGAGCGTTGGTCCTCAATGGGCGCTATCGGCACGTATGGCAAGCGCGTGTTCTGGCGTCGGCTGGGCATGACGCAGAAAATCCGCGACCGCGTCTACGAAATCTCCGGCACGGACCCGGTGCCGATCTACATCATGGGCGCGCAGATCATCATGAGCGGCACCAATGCCTAGCGAAAGCCAAATCCCCGCGCCACGTGTCCCGGTAACCGAGAATGACGGCGGGATCATGACCCGCGAGTGGTTCCGGTTCTTCAATTACGTTTACGAGCAAGTCCTGCAGATCACGCCTTACGTGCCGCCGGACCCAGTCGTGCCTCTCAAATACGGGTCGTTCTACGGCTCAACCAGCCCAACATGGGCCAGCAACACCGCAACGCTGGTGCCTATTGAGAGCACGACAACCAGCAGCGGCGTGACGAACGCTAGCTCGGTCTTTACAGTCTCAACGGCGGGTGTGTACAATCTGACAGCCACGCTTCAACTGACGACAACAGACCTTTATTATGATGAAAACGCGGTGTTTTGGCTCCGCATCAACGGCGTGGATGTAGCCAGCACGGCCAAGCGTATTTCGATTACGCCGTCGTATAGCTTATCGGGCCTCCCGCTGTACGCCGTAATAACGCTAAACTTTCAGCGTCAATTTGCGGCCGGCGACACTTTCTCGTTGTATGGTCTATCGGTTGGCGGATATGTTCAACTGGTATCTACCGCCGCTAGCAGCTCGCCTGCGTACCCTGCCGCACCTTGCGCCGTTCTGACGGTGGCCCAGATCGCATAGGACACCACAACATGACCGCCTACAATCTGTCTTCCTTTGCTGGCGCTGGTGCGCAGTTCTTTGACGACAACGGCAACCCGCTGACCGGCGGCAAAGTCTTCACCTACGCCGCTGGCACGACCACGCCGCTGGCGACCTACACGACCACGACCGGCGCGGTCGCCAACACGAATCCCATCATCCTTGACGCTGCGGGACGAACACCTAATGAAATCTGGCTTGCCGTTGGAACCCTCTATAAATTCATTGTCAAGACTTCAGCAGATGTGCTGGTGGGGACTTATGACGGTCTTCCTGCTATCAACGATCCTTACAGCATCAATGCACTGCTAGGCAGCATCACCGGCACGAACGCCATTGCGGCCAGCGCGACCCCGGCTATTACGGTCTACGCATCCGGCGCAACGTACAGCTTTATCGCTGCCAACAGCAACACGGGCGCGACGACGATCAGCATCGACGGTTTGGCGGCGAAGTCGATCACCAAAAACGGCTCCGTAGCTCTGACGGCTGGCGACATCCAGGCGGGCAAGCTGACGTGGATCGAATACGACGGCACGTCGTTCCAGCTTCTAAACAACATCGTCTACGGCGGGTCGATCACCAACGGAAACATCGTCAGTTTGTCCACGCCTCTGGGCGCGGCTAACGGCGGCACGGGTCTGTCCACGATCACCGCCAATTCGGTTATACTCGGCAATGGTGTGAGCGCCGTCCAGACAGTCGCGCCTGGCTCTTCAGGCAACGTGCTGACCAGCAACGGCACGACGTGGAGTTCCAGCGCGTCGGGCGGGCGGTTATTGCGTGCGCCGCAGTTGTTGACGAGCGGCACCAGCTACACGACGCCTGCGAACTGTACATCCATTTACGTTGAGGCCGTAGGCGGCGGCGGCGGCGGCGGTGGCGGGCAAGGCTCAGGCACCGCGTCACAAGGCGCTGGCGGTGGTGGGGGCGGCGGCACGTCTGTTAAACTATTCACCGTGACGCCTAGCACGGCGTACACCTACGCTATCGGCGCGGCTGGTTCGGCTGGCGCGTCAGGTTCCAATGGTGGCGCGGGCGGCAACACCACGTTCACGGTCGGCGCAACGACAGCGACCGGCGGTGGCGGTGGTGGCGGCATTTCAGCGGGCAACGGCGGCGCGGGCGGCACGGCGACCAGTGGCGACCTTAACATAGTCGGCCAAGGCGCGGGTGCAAACACGGCTTACAATACCTTTTCCACCGGCGGCATCGGCGGCGGTAGCTACTTAGGTGGCGGCGCGTTCAGCAGGACCGGCGGCAACGCAGGCGTGGCGGCAACTGGCTACGGCGGTGGTGGTAGCGGCGGTTCGGTCAGTGGAAACGCTGGCGGCGCTGGCTTCCAGGGTGTCATTCGGGTTTGGGAGTATTCTTGATGAAAGCGGCGCTTATTAACGCAACCAACGTCGTTGTGAACGTGATTGTGTGGGACTCGTCTTGCACCGCTCCGGCGGGTACGGCGGCTATCGTGCTGCCTGATGACTATTATGTCTCGATAGGGTTTGTGTACAATCCCGTTACGCAGACGTTTACCGACCCTACAGCGGCCCCTGCGCCTGTTGAGCCTCCGGTAGCATGATGCAAGAGCTGGTTGAAGCAAACGCCCCCGACAAGGTCGCGTTCAGGGAAAAAATCCTTGGCGCGCAAGAGCGTATGCAGGAACTTATCAAAGACAACGTAGTGCAGGACGCCCTGCCGTCCTGCACACTGACGCACACGTACACGCCAATTCATGAAGAATATGGCTGCGGCACCTACGCCCGCCAGATGTTTATCCCGAAGGGGACGCTCATCATCGGCAAGATTCACCGGCATCAACATCTGAACTTCATCTTGAAGGGTCGGGTGTCGGTCTCAACGGAGTTTGGGCCACAGTTTTTTGAAGGCCCGTGCATGTTTGTGTCCGAAGTCGGCCTTAAACGCGCCGTCTACGCCGAAGAGGACACGATTTGGGTCACGGTTCACATGACCAAATTTACAGGCGAAGAAAACCTTGATAAGATGGAAGCCGAACTTATCGCGCCTAGCTACGACGACATGGGCCTGATCGCGTCGGTTGAGGAACTGCAAAGGATCGCACCATGACTTTTGGCATTTCTGCCGCCGTACTCGGCGCTGGCGTAATCGGCGCGGGCGCGTCCATCTATAGCTCGAACAAGGCTGCTGAAGCGCAGAAGGCTGGCATTGATGCCTCAACCGCCGCGCAGCGCGAGGCGTTCGACAAGCAGACCGCGCTTCAGGAACCGTTCCGTCAAGGCGGTATGGCGGCGCAGAACCAGCTTATGACTCTGCTGGGCCTCAACCCCGGCGGCGACTCTGGCGTTACGGTTAACCCAAACGACCCCAATTTTGGTAAATACGCCAAAGATTTCAGCATGGCCGACTATCAGGCCGACCCTGGCTATGCTTTTCGTTTGTCGGAAGGCATGAAGGGTTTGCAGAACTCGGCAGCAGCAAAGGGGCTGCTGTCGTCTGGTTCAACGCTGAAGGGCATCACGGACTACGGTCAGGGCATGGCGAGCCAAGAATATGGTAACGCCTACAACCGTTACCAGACCAACCGCGCCAACCAGCTCAACCCGCTCCAGAGCCTGATGGGCGCTGGGCAGTCTTCGGCCAACACGCTAACGAACGCGGCGGGCAATTTGGGGCAGGGGCTGGCGCAGGGCGCGGCGGCGACGGGTGCGGCGAACGCCTCGTCCTACATGAACACCGGAAACGCGCTGACGAACGCGCTGAGCGGCGGGGTGAATGCGTATACGAATGCCAACATGATGCAAGCGTATAAAGACCGAACTTCAACAATGACGCCTAACATGCCACCGCTTGGCGCTTCCGTTTACGGCGGGCTGTACTAGTCAACTCATTTATAGGGTTTAACTCATGGTTGACTACAACATCGGCATCCCGCAGCAGCAGCTTTTCCAAGCTCCTGATCCTACGCAAAATTTTATGCGTATGCAGCAGATGGACCAGTTGGGCGCAACCGCTCGTCTGCACAACATGCAAGCAGCAAAAATTCAAGCCGAACAGGCCGCCGCAGCGGCTACTGGCGCGCAAACTGCCGTTGAGGCTAACGCGCTAAGCGAGGCCATGAAGAAATACGGCGACCCTGAAACCGCCGCGCGCGAATTGATTAAACAGGGTTATGCTGCCCCAGCTACAACCGCTTTGGCTTTGAGTAAAGATTTAACCAGTAGCGAAAAAGCAAAAGCCGAAAGTATCGACACGCATTTGGGCACGTTTCGCACGTTTGCGCCTAGCGTGCGCACGCCCGAAGACGCGGGCATGTTTGCCGGGGCTATGTTTGAGCATCCGCAGCTTGGCAAGCTTATGCGCCAGATGGGTCTTACGCGCGAGCAAGCGATTGCTAAGGCGCAGCAGGACTACGCCGCAGATCCGCAAAAATGGATTACGTCGAATGTCTCGCTGACTGGTGACCAGGTTCTTAAAGCATCAGAACCTAAGTACCGCGATCTGCCCGGCGGCGGAACCGGTCGCGTAGACTTAAATAACCCCGACGTGCTTATTAAAGTTGGCGCGGCACCGGCAGGCGTACCCTCGTATCCGATGCGCGCTGCGGCCGCCGCAGATATGGTGCAGCGCGGGCAGCGGTACGCGCCGGAGCTGATGCAGGGCGCGGCGCAACCCGTTAACGCAATGGCCGCTGCACAGCCGGGGGCGACCATGCAGCCGCCTGTTAGCAACGCGCTGGCGTCGCCTTACGGTGGGCTTGTGCCGCCCGTAGCCGCGCCGCAGACTGGCGTTGTCGGTACTGATGAGCTTGCGCGGCGTGCGGAAGAAGCCAAGTTGCAGGAAGGCGTTAGAAAAGTTGGCCTTGAAACAGAGGCGCGCAAGCTTGCCGAGCAGCGCGTGACAACAGCGGAAGAAACACGCACTAAGGAAGAAGGTAAAAAAGCGTTTCAAGAATCTTTGGCCGCCATTCTGGATCAGTACAAAGACCTTGGTAAACAAGGTGTGCTTATTGACAAAGGCACAAGCGCCGGTCAGCGCGCGCTTACCTTTGCCGCGTCGCAAGCGCCTGGCCTTGCAAGCGTTGTCAGCCCTGAAGTGGGCGGCCCGATGCAGACCATTGGAAACTTGCGCAACACGCTCATAACGGGGCTTATGGCCGCTACGGGCATGAGCAGCAAAATGATCGACTCTAACCGAGAAATGCAGAACTACCTTGACGCTATGACTTCGCCGGGGCAGACCGTAAAAACAATTTCGGACACGTTTAATGAACTGAGCCGTAAATACGGCACAGGCGAAACGATCAAGCCCGAAGACATCGCCCCCGCTAAATCTTCAAGCGGCATTCCTGCAGGCCGCAAATCGGCTGCGCCTGCGCAAGTGAAGCCGTCTGAACGCCCGCCGCTTAGCTCATTTGGAGGATAACGCGCATGGCGTTTGATATTGAAGGCGCGAAACAAGCGGGCTACAACGACGCCGAGATTGCCGATCATCTGGCAAAACAGTCAAAATTTGACCTCGCGGGCGCGCGAAAAGCCGGGTACAACGACGCGGAAATTCTGCAGCACCTGACCGGCGCGCCTGCCGTTAAGAACGAAGCCGCGCCCGACGATGGGGCGCGCCCGCTCACAATCCGGCGTGGCGAGCCGCGCGCTGCTGCGCCCGCCGAAGCACCGCAAGCTGAAATGGGCGGTGAACCCGACACGTCGCTCACGCAGAACGCGGGCGTGCTCGCGCGCACCTTGGCCCCCTACGCTACGGCGGCGGGTGCTGGCGCGCTCATGGGTGCGCCGCTCGGCGGTATTGGCGCGGTGCCTGGCGCTATCGCTGGCGTTGGCGCGCTGGGCCTCGGCAACTTGGCGACAGGCGCGTACAACCTCGCCGCACCCATGTTTGGCGGTTCGCAGATCGCAAGCCCTTCAGAAGCTATTCGCAACGCTTTCGCTGCTGGCGGCGTAGGCCGCAAACCTGTAACGCCTGAACAGGCGTTGGCCGCAGCATCTATGGAGGGCGGCTTGGACGCGCTCTCGTTGGCGGGCGCGGGTCGCACTCTTGGGGGAAAGATCGGCAACTTTTTTGCTGCAAAACCCGCCGTTCAGGCGGCTGGCGGCGTTGGCGCGGCGGCAACGCCGGTTGCCATGCGTGAATATGGCGGCGTCGAAGACCCTTACGCTCTCGCGGCGGGCAGCCTCATCGGTGGCATTGCAGCGGCGAAAAGCGGAGCTAGCGTTGCCGAGTCGGCTACGCGGTTGCGCGATCTGGCGAAACGCTACGTAGAAAAGTCCAACATATCGGCCGAAGCCCTCAAGCAGCGCGCCCAAGCAGGCTTCGACGCGACCGACGCCAGCGGCGTCGTGTACGACTCTGCGGCGCTTAACAGCTTCGGGGCAAAGACACGGCAAGATTTGGCGCGGGAACAGTACAAGCCTACGTCGCCGCGTTTCACTTTTGTAAATGACGCTTTGGCTAAAGTTGATGAGGCTGCGGCCAATTCGCAATCCATTGGCAATTTGCACAGTCTTCGGGAAGATTTGGGATTCTACCGTGAAAGTGCTTACACCGCCAAACGTCCCGACGCAGCGCGTATGATCACCCAAATTATCAATAATCTTGATGATTTTATCGCCGCGCCAAAGAACGCTACGTTTGCGGCTGGCGCAGATGTGATTGAAGCGTCCAAAACGTTAAAATCATCAATTACAGATTGGTCTCGGTTGGCAAACTCTAAAAAGATTGACACCGCGATTAACCGCGCGTCGCTTTCCGACAGACCTTTTGCAGATGCTTTGCAATCAGAATTTAAAACAATGGTCAAAAATCCCGCGCGGATTGCCCGTTTTGGCAAAGAAGAACAGGCCGCAATCCGCGCGCTTGCAAGCGGGCAGAACGAGTCCACAACGATAAAGCTTCTTAGCCAGTTAGCGCCCAGCCTCAAGCTGCGCGACATTGTTCGCACGGGCGCGTCTGGCGTTGTCGGGGCTACAGGCGCGTTGACTGGGTCAATCCCGCTTATGGCAACAGCCGCAGGCATGAGCGCCGTTGGTTTGGGCGCGCGTGCAACGCGGAACGCCCTTGCAGGCGTGGAGGCTAACGCTTTGGCGGCGGCGATGCGTCGCGGTGATGTGCGTGCGCCAGTCAACGTCACGACGAGAGAAATGCTCGCGCGTGTCCCGCCGCAGATGCTCATGCAAGATCAACAATCCAACGCAATGGCCCGGTGACATGGAACCTCAGACGATTATCAACATCACCGGCGGTCTCGTTCTCTCGGTCGTGGGCTGGTTGGCACGGGAGCTGTGGGGCGCTGTTAAGGATTTGCGCGATGATCTGCACAAGATTGAAGTCGATCTGCCCAAGACTTACGTCCCGCGCGTGGACATTGACGCACGGATGAAACATATCGAAGACATGTTCCAACGCATCTACGACAAGCTAGACGCAAAGGCGGACAAATAATGGCCTTCGGTTTTGACGACGCCATCGCGGCGGCTTTAAAAGTCCTCGACAAATTCGTGCCCGACCCGGAGGCGAAGGCCAAGGCGGAAAGCGAGCTGCGGTCCAGCCTCCAAGCGTGGGACAAGAGCCAGACCGACGTGAACGCGGTCGAGGCGGCCAACCCGAACCTGTTCGTGTCCGGCTGGCGGCCGTTCATCGGCTGGGTCTGCGGTCTTGCGCTGGCCTACCAGTACGTGGCCGCGCCGCTCCTGATGTGGGTAGCGACCAGCCTGCACATCGCGGTGGCGGCCCCGCCCAAGCTTGACGGGATGCTGTGGGAGCTGGTCTTCGCAATGCTCGGCATGGGCGGGCTGCGCACGCTGGAGAAGGTCAAGGGAGTGGCGCGCAAATGAAGGGTAACTTCGACCGTTCCTTGAAGATGATGCTGGCGCACGAAGGCGGCTACGTAAATAATTTAAAAGACCCTGGAGGCATGACCAACCTTGGCGTCACCAAGGCGGCGTGGGAGTCCTACGTCGATTGCGACGTGACGGAGTCGCAGATGCGGGCGCTGACGCCCGCCAAGGTCGCGCCGCTGTACAAGGAGCGCTATTGGGACGCCGTGCGCGCCGACGAGCTGCCCGCAGGCGTGGACTACGCCATGTTTGACTTTGCGGTAAACTCCGGCCCCGTGCGCGCCATCAGGACGTTGCAGTCGTCGCTGGCGATCACGACAGACGGCATGATCGGCCCGCGCACGCTGAAGGCCGTCAGCATGAGCGCGCCGACTGTCATCATTGACAACCTGTGCCGCGAGCGCGTGGATTTCTTGGCCCGGCTCTCGACTTACAAGACCTTCGGGCGCGGCTGGACCCGCCGCGTCAACGAGGTGGAAGTGCAGGCTAGGGAGATGGCCGCGCTGCGCTGAGCACGGCCAGCAGCTCGTCACGCTCGCGCGTGGCCCGCAGGGACGTGAACCGCTGGTGCAGCCGCACGACGACGGTGCCCCGGCGCATCCCAACCATCTCGTCCTGCAACAACTGCTGGACGGCTGCTTCGGACAGCTCAGGCAGCTTCTTATTGAGGGTTCGCCAATTCATTGTCATTTGTTCCTCGCAAAATCGCCATGCAGTTGAAGTCTAGCGCGCGCAGCCATAGTCTCTGCGTCGGCTAAAGAGCTAAACGCGCCGTAATAGTATGATACCCCATCGCAAAGCAGCGATACTTTCCATTTTCCTACCGCTTTACACAGCGAAACGTTTTTTACGCCGGACGAATTATTCACGCTTATCTTTCTGTTAAAACCATTCGTGCTGTTGTTTGCCGCTCTCAAATTTTCAATGCCGTTGTTTAGCGGGTTACCGTCTATATGGTCTACTCGTTTTGGGATGTATCCGTGAAACATTAGAAATACAATCCGATGTACACCATAAACTTTTTTTCGGATGCCAACTTCGCGGTATCCGTTGCCGTGTACGCAGCCCGCTTCAGCGCCTATTTTTGTGCGGGGGTTAGGCGATATCAACCAATACAATTTGCCTTGGTCGTACCGCCAAAGTTGGTGCGCTTCGTCTTGGGTCATGCTTTCAGTTCCTCTAGGGCTATGTCCGAAATCGCGCGCTTGTCGCGCAGGGCGGACCAAATCCGTTCGTCGATAGTCTTATTACAAAGCAGCAGGTAACACCAGACCGGTTGCGTCTGCCCGCCCCGGTGCAGCCGTCCGACCGTCTGCTCGTAGAGTTCCAGCGACCACGGCAGCGACACGAAGACGATCTTGTTGCCGCCGTGTTGCAGATTGAGGCCATGCCCCGCCGACTTGGGGTGGATCAGCAGCAGCTCAATTTGGCCCGCGTTCCAGCGTTCGATGGCGTTGGCGTCGTCAATCGTCTGGGCGTGCGGGAAACGCCGCAACAGCTCGGCCAGTTCTTCCTTGTAGTTGTAGACGACGATGGTGTTGGCCCGCTGGTTTTCGTCCAGCAGCTCGGCCAACCGGTCAAACTTGTGGCCGCTGATCCAAATCGCGCGCTTGTCCACGTCGAACTTGCCCGGTCTGTCGCTAGCGGTCGTCGTGCTGTGGTAGACGAACCCGGAGGCCATCTGTTGCAGCTTGCTCGTCACGGCGGCGGCGTTGGCCGCGATGACCTGATCCGATCCTAGCTCTAGCATCAGGTCGCGCTTCATGACGTTGTAGGGCTTGATGTCGGCCATGTCGCACGCCAGCTCGACCGTATGCAGCGGCGGCAGCTTGTCAGCGTACACGCCAGGCTCCAGCACGAACGTGGCGGGCTTGATCGTCGCCATGATCTGTTCCAGCGACCCCTTGCGGGGCGACCACTCGCCAAAGTCGCGGTTGATGCAGACGAAGTAGCGTTGCAGGAACGCGCCCTTGGACCGGCCCAGCAGCGCCTGATCCACGATCTTGCACTGGCCGAACACGTCCTCAAGGCCGTTGGACGTGAACGACCCGGTCAAGCCCCAGCGGTAGCGCACACCCTTTAGGAGCTTCTCCAGCGCCTTGAACCGCTTTCCGCTGGGGTTCTTGACGCGCGTCAGCTCGTCGAACACGATGCCGTCAAAGCGGCGCATGTCGGCATCGGTCAGCGTCTGGATGTTGTCGTAGTTCATCACGACCACCTCCGCGTCGGACGCCAGCGCAGCCGCGCGCTGTGCCGGTGTGCCGACCGCCAACGCCATCGTCAGCCCCGCCGCCCACTTGGGCCGCTCGACCGGCCATACGTCGGTGCAGACCCGCTTGGGCGCGAGGATCAGCCAGCGCCGGGCGTAGCCGTCCGACACCGCCGCCGCCAGCGCCGTGAGCGTGATGGCGGTCTTGCCCGCGCCGACCGGCGCGAGGATCATGGCGGTGTCGTGCTCAAACAGGAAATCTGCCGCATCGTCCTGGTACGGTCTAAGGCGCAGCGTCAAGATACGCCCCTATGATTTCCGCCGCGACTTGCGGGACGATGGCATTGCCGTAGGCGCGCAGCTTTCCCACTCGGGCGGGAACCCCATGAGCCAAGAGACGAACGCCGGATTTAACGCGCCGCGCTTTTCCGTCTGCTCCGATGGCCCATTCCACACCGTCCGACCAAGCAGACCGTTCGTCTCCACATTCGCGCAGAACGATCCGTCCTTGTGATCCCGACTCGTCGGCGTCGGCCACAGGTGAACCGCCTGCTTCAACGCCAGCCCACCCTGACGCCCCGGCGGTATCTTGTCGCCCGTACCCTCGTTCGCGCGCGGCGTCGGCCACAAACCAAAGACGATCTCTTCGATGGGGCGCATCGACGGCACAAGCCGGTACAACAACCGCCCCGCAGGCGTAGCCGACGCCTTCCAGATCAAGACACACTCCGTCGAGCCAATCCTTGCCAACCGCAGCCGCAACCTGTTCTCCCATGACGACAGGGGGCCGGACGGCACGGATGAGACCGAAGAAGACGGGCCAGAGGTGGCGCTCGTCCGCCGTGCCCTTTTGCTGACCGGCGGTGCTGAAGGGCTGGCAGGGAGCGCTTCCAGTCCACAGGGCGCGCTCGTCGGGCCATCCGGCAAGACGGGCGGCAAGGCTCCAGCCGCCGATACCGGCGAAAAAGTGGCATTGTGTGAAACTGCGCAAGTCCGCAGGAGCCACGTCGAGAATAGACCGCTCATCAACTTCCCCTTTAGCTATCAGATCTTTGTTTATGAGGTTACGCAGCCACTGGGCGGCGTAAGGCTCCATCTCGTTGTAATACGCGCTCACAAGCCCGTCTCCCGCGCCCACTCGTTGATCTCTTCGCGCGACCACAGGCAGGCGTAGTCCTGTTGCAGCGTCAGCATGTCAGCGGCGAACTTGGTCTGGAGCGGTGCCAGCCGCCCGCCTTTCTTCTTCAACTCCACAAACCACGTCTGGCCGTTGGGCAGACACGCGATCTGGTCCGACACGCCGCGCAGGTTGGGCGATTTGAACTTGTACGTCCGCCCGCCCATGCGGGCGACCGTCCAGATGAAGTATGCTTCAATTTCTTTTTCCAACATTTTCCGCTCCCGTTGCAAAAAAAGCTATTGCACAGGGGCCAAACATTGTCTAGCGTCTGGCTTGTCAAAAACACGAAAGGTTCACTGATGGCACAACACTCTTCTATCGTCGGCGGCTCCACAGCCAAGCGCGTCATCTCCTGCCCCGGCTCGGTTGCGCTCGTCCAGCAGATGCCGCCCAAACCGTCCAGCAAATACGCGGACGAAGGCACGCTACTTCACAACGTCATCGCGGAGATTTTGACGACCGACCGCACGCCTGAAAGCTATCTCGGCACGGTCTACGAGGGCATCACGCTCGACCAAGACCTGATCGACGCCAAACTGCGCCCGGCGCTTGACGCGCTGAACGACATCGACCCCAACAAAGAGATGGAATATGCCGTCGAGCAGGTCGTCGGTTTCGACACCGCGTTGCCGGGTGTGTTCGGTTCCGCCGATCTGATCGGGCGGTTGGGTAACCGCGCTATTGTCCTTGACTGGAAGTTCGGCTCTGGCGTCGCCGTGGATGTTGAAGAAAACGCGCAGGCGATGTTCTACGCAGCGGCCGCCATGCGCACGCCCGCTACGATGTGGGCGTTCCAAGGCGTGACCGAGATCGAGTGCATCATCGTGCAGCCGCCCAGTGTCAAGCGTTGGGTGACGCACGTCTCGCGGATTGCGTCGTTTGAACGTGAACTGTTTATCGCTGTCAAGACCTCGCAGCTTCCCGACGCCGCGCTATCGTCTGGAGATCATTGCCGCTGGTGCGCCGCCAAGCCGGTCTGCCCGGTCATGACCGGAGCCGTGGACAGGGCGTTAAAAAATAAGCTGCACGCCATAGACGCGGCGCAGATTGGTGTCTATCTTAAGCAGGCTGAACTGCTTGAAGCGTGGATCAGCGGCGTGAACGAACTAGCGTATCAGATGCTTGATGAAGGTCTGTCGGTGCCAGGCTATAAGCTGGTGCCGAAGCGTTCGACGCGCAAGTGGATCGACGACGACAAGGCGCTTGAGGCGCTTGAGGCGCTCGGATGGCCTACTAGAGAATTGGTGGAGACGACGGTTATCAGTCCGGCGAAGGCGGAGAAGCTGCTCAAGAAGCAGAAGGTTCCGCTGCCTGCTGACCTCGTCGTGTCCATCTCAACGGGCAACACTCTGGTAACCGAGGATGATCCTCGCCCAGCGGTGATGCAGATCGGCAAGCAGCTTGCTTCCGCTCTTGGTAAACTCGTCTAAAGGAAAACCAGATGTCAAATCTCACTGTTTTCGGCAACGCTAACCTTCCCTCCGCCGCCTCGCTGGCCGACTCGCTTCGCGGCATCAAGACCGGCGTTTCTGACGCTGGTGGCAACGTCATCCTCAAGATGGACAAGACCGGGCACTGGGTGTTCGGCGCTGACCAGACCGAGGTCGAAGACGGCGCAACTTGGGCCATCAACCCGTTCTCGTTCGTCCACGGCTTTATTGCTTGGGGCGAGGGTGACGTGTTGGGCGAGAAGATGGTGCCGGTGTCGTCACCGCTGCCCGAGCTTGACGCCGCCCCGGCGGGTGCCAAGCGTGGCTGGGAGACGCAAGTCGGCATGTCGCTGAAGTGCGTGTCCGGTGATGACAAGGACATGGAAGCCCGCTATACGGTCACGTCCGTTGGTGGCAAGCGTGCTGTGCAGGCGCTGGCGCTCGCCATCGCCAGCCAGGTCGAGAAGGACCAGACGAAGCCGGTTCCGGTCGTTCGTCTGAAGAAAGAGCACTATATGCACAAGTCCTATGGCCGCATCTACACTCCGGTGTTTGACATCGTGGAGTGGATGGGCATGGATGGCGGTTCGACCGAAGCAGACGCGCCTCCCGTCGCTGACGCTCCGGCTGAAGCTCCCGCTGATTCGCGTCGCCGTCGCCGCGCGTAAGGGAGAGTGAAAGCGGGCGCTGCTGCCCCTCCCCCAGCAGCGCCCGCGAGTAACTGTGCAAGATCATGACAACACTCTGGCTTGATTTCGAAACGCGCAGCCGCTGCGACCTTCGCGCGCGCGGTGTCTACAATTACGCACAGGACCGCTCCACGTCCGTGCTGTGCATGTCCTATGCGTTCGATGACGACGAGGTCGTCACTTGGACGCCAGACCAGCCGTTCCCGCGTCGCGTCGCGGAGCACACAGGACAGATCAGAGCACACAACGCCGCCTTCGAGCGGCTTATCTTTTGGTTCGTGCTGTGCCCCGACCATGGCATCCGCGAGCCGTCGCTGACGCAGTTCTACTGCACGGCGACGCAAGCCCGCGCCAACTGCGCGCCAGGATCGCTGGAGGACGTGGGCCGCTTTGCTGGCGCGACCATGAAGAAGGACCATCGCGGATCGCAGTTGATCCGGGCGCTGTCGGTGCCACGCGGTGACGGGACGTTCAACGACGATCCGACGCTGATGGCCGAGATGATCGATTATTGCAGCCAAGATGTCCGTGCCATGCGCGCCATCAGCCGTAGCCTGCGCGACCTGTCGGCGGAAGAGCTGGCCGACTACCACGTCAACGAGCGCATCAACGACAGGGGCGTGCGCGTCGATCTGGCGCTGTGCAACGCAGCGGTCAAATACGCCAGCGACGAGCTGGCCGAGATCCAGCAGATTGTGGCCGAGGTGACGGAGGGTGCCATCACCAGCGTGCGCAGCCCGAAGATGCGCCAATGGGTGCAGGACCGCGTCGGTCCCGAGGCGCTGAAGCTGATGACCGTCCACAAGGACGGCGTCGAGAAGATGTCCATCGACAAGAACGTCCGCGCCAACCTGTTGACGTTTGCCGCCGAGAACCCTGACGAGGTGCCGCACGACGTGGCCGAGGTGATCCAGTGCGCCGATGACCTGTGGGCGTCCAGCGTGGCGAAGTTCAGCCGCTTGGCTGCGCTGGCCGACGACGAGGACCACCGCGTCCGTGGCGCGTTCGTGTTCGCTGGCGGTGCGGCTACCGGTCGCGCGTCGTCCTACGGCGCGCAGGTGCACAACTTCGCCCGCAAGTGCGCCAAGGAGCCAGACGAGACGCGCGCTGCCATGGTGCGCGGTCACAAGATCGTGCCGCAGTACGGCCGCCGCGTCACCGACGTGCTGAAGGGCATGTTGCGCCCGGCGCTGCTGGCGAGCGATGGCAACTGGCTCGCCGTGGCCGATTGGTCTTCCATTGAGGCGCGCGTCAACCCGTGGCTGTCGGGCAAGGGCGACGCCAAGCTGGAGCTGTTCCGCACGGGCCGCGATGTCTACAAGGCCAACGCCATGGCGACGTTCCGCGTCGAGTTTGACGACGTGACGCCTGACCAGCGCCAAGTTGGAAAAGTTCAAGAGCTTGCCTGTGGCTTCGCTGGCGGTGTCGGTGCGTTCGCTGCCATGGGCCGCGTCTACGGCCTGTCGCTGCCAGAGCCAGAGGCGAAGCGCATGGTCAACGGCTGGCGCAAGGCGAACACTTGGGCCATGCCGTTCTGGCAAGACCTAGAGCAGGCGTATACGCGCGCCATGCGCCACAAGGGCCATGAGTTTACGGCTGGCCGGATTACCTACTTGTTCGACGGAACGCACCTCTGGTACGCTTTGCCTTCCGGCCGCGTGCTCTGCTATCCGTTCGCGCGTCTGGAGGCCGAGGGTGTTACCTACGCCAAGGCCGCGTGGAAGCCCGCAGCAGATGCGAAGGAATGGCCACGCGCGCGCCTCTGGCGTGGGCTGGCGTGTGAGAACGTGACGCAAGCGACGGCCAACGACCTGTTGCGCTATTCGCTGCGGATGCTGGACGCAGAGGGGTTTGAACCCGTGCTGCACGTCCACGACGAAATCGTCCTAGAGACGGACGACCCCGACCGTACGGTCGAGGCGATGAAGCGGATCATGTGCTCCACACCGACGTGGGCCGAGGGAATACCACTCGGCATTGAGGCGCACACGATGAGACGTTACGGGAAATAAACGGGGAGAACGGATCACATGCGAGACTTTATTGAATTTATCCAAGGGCTGGCGGAGCACGGCGAGACGCCGCTGCTGGTCAAGCAGAAGCCGGTCATGCACAACGGCAAGCAAGTGACGCATGGCGACGGGACGTTGAAATATACGTGGCCTGCGTACCTGCCGACGCGCACGCCGAAGGCGGGCGAAGCCTGGTATATGAACACCGGGTCGTTTATCGTTGACCGCTTTACCGAAGGCCAGCCGAGCGCCAGCGCGTCCAACTGCGAGTTCGTGCTTGTGTTAATGCTGGACGATGTCGGCACGAAGGCGAAGGAGCCGCCGTTGCCGCCGACGTGGGTCATTGAGACTTCGCCCGGATCGTTCCAGTGGGGCTACGCTTTCGCTGACCAGCCGACCAAGTGCGAATTCACCGCAGCAATCAAGGCGATTGCGGCCGCAGGCTACACCGACCCCGGCGCGACCAACGCCGTGCGCAACTTCCGCATTCCCGGATCGGTCAATCTGAAGCCCGGCCGCGATGGCTTCGTGTCGCGTCTGGTGTCGTTCCATCGTGAGCGCGAGTTCACGCTGCCGGAGATCTGCGCCGCGCTTGGTGTGACGCCAGCTGAGGCCGACACAGCGCAGGGCGTGAGCTTCCGCCTGCGCGACACCGGCAAGGACAGCGTGCTTGACTGGCTGAACGACAAGGGGCTGGTCCTGTCCAACGTCAACGGCGAGGGCTGGATGGGCGTCGTCTGCCCGAACAGCGCCCAGCACACGGACGGCCAGATCGAAGCGCGCTACAAGCCGCTGGACCGCTCGTTCTGCTGCTACCACGGCCACTGCGAGGACTTCAACAGCCGTGCGTTCTTGCGCTGGGTCTGCGATAATGGTGGGCCGCGCGTCAATCCTGGCCTGCGCGACGAGCTGCTGGCTGAGCATATGAGCAACACGCTGTCCAAGCTGACGCCGACCGACATGTTTTCAGACGAGGCGGCCAAGGTCGTTGCCGAGGTCGAGCGCAAAGAGCTGGGCCGCGTTGAGAAGGCTGACTGGTACGAACGCTTCGCCTACATCTCCGATGACGACTCGTTCTTCGACATCCGCGACTGTCGCGAGCTTGGCCGCACGACCTTCAACGCCATCTATCGCCACGTCCCCTGTCAGTCGATCCACAACGGCCGCAAGGTCGAGGCGTCGATCTGTTTTGATGAAAACCGCCAAGCGATGAACGCCCGGCTGCTGCGCGGTGTCACCTACGCCGCTGGCGAGGCCGTGCTGGTCGCGCGCGATGGCGAGGTGTTCGGCAACCGCTGGCGCAACGCGCGGCCTGACGTGTCGAGCGTCCAGCCCGGCAACGTCAGCCCGTGGCTGGACCATTGCAAGCTGCTGGTGCCGGAGCCAGCGGAGCTGGAGCACGTCTTGGACATGATGGCCTTCAAGGTCCAAAACCCCAGCGTCAAGATCAACCACGCGGCGCTGCATGGTGGTGACGAGGGCTGCGGCAAGGACAGCATGTGGGCACCGTTCCTGTGGGCCGTCTGCGGTCCTCATCTGCGCAACCGTGGCTTGATTGATGCGGATGCGCTGATGTCGCAGTGGGGCTACCAGCTTGAAAGCGAGATCCTGATCCTGAACGAGCTGAAAGAGCCGGAGGCCGCGTCGCGTCGGATGCTGGCGAACAAGCTAAAGCCCGTCATCGCCGCCCCGCCGGACATGATCGTCATCAACCGCAAGGGTCTCCACCCGTACAACATGCTGAACCGCATGTTCGTCCTTGCGTTTACGAACGACCCGGTGCCGATCAGCATTCCCTCGCAAGATCGCCGTTGGTTCTGCTTGTGGTCAACCGCGCCTAGGATGGACCCCGCCGAGGCCGACAAGCTGTGGCGTTGGTACAAGTCGGGCGGCTTTGAGAAGATAGCGGCATGGATGCACGCCCGTGACGTGTCGAAGTTCAATCCGGCGGCCGCGCCGCCCTTTACCGAGTTCAAGGCTAACTTGGTGGAGCATGGCATGTCCATCGCTGAGTCCTACCTTGTGGACCTGATCCGCGCCCGTACGGGCGAGTTCTCGCGCGGTGTGGTCGGCTCGCCCTTCTTCGCGCTCTGCGACCGTCTGGTGGCAGCGGCTCCGGCTGGCGTCAAGATCCCGCAAGCGGCGCTGCTGCACGCGCTCAAGGAGGCTGGGTGGGTTGACATGGGTCGCCTGGCGTCGTTGCAGCATGGCACCAAGAAGCATGTCTTCGCCGCGCCCGACGTGGCGCGCGAGCACAGCAAGTCGGAGCTGCGCAACATGCTGGAGACGCCAGCAACACCAAGCTTGAAGATCGTAAAGTGAGAGCGCCGCCCCGGTTGATAGCCGGGGCGGTCTTCTAGTTTATCGTTTTGAGTTCCGCCGTCGATGGCGTTTTGATTGACGTGATGATCTTCTGCATCATCAAGAGCGTCAGCTCTTTTGTTTTTGCGTCCGCTGATGTCTCCGAAAAATGCGCCAGCGTTGCGAATGCAATGGCCCGCTGCGACACAATGTCGCTAAAAAACATGGGCTCGGAGTCGTCGATGTGGACCACATTGTCGTTGTCGTCGTCATCCATGGGGCGCGTCCGTTCTTGGGGGTTCACGATAGAATGCCAGATGCCGGTCCTTCAAAAGCTCCTGTATCGTTTGCTCCTGCGCCAAGATCACAAGATTTAGCGCGATTAGTTCCTCTGCCAAGCGAAACTCGGTCTGCGATCCGCTCCATTTATACCGGAACTCGTTCACAAGATCGTGAATCAGGCGCTCGTTCGGATGTAGCCCCGGCATCAGGCGTACAGTTCTTCAAGCTGCATCATTGACGTGAATTGGTAGGACACGATGTGGCCGCCGCGCAGTTCCAGCTCGTACACGCCATAGCTCCAGCCGGTCGTCGCCGTGCCGGCATATTTGGCCACGTAGCCGTGCGGCATGGCTGACCCCAAATTCATGACTTCGATTGAATTATTAGCGCCGATTTTGGGCGTCTTGCGGAACGACGCGCGGTGCGTATGACCGAACACGATGCTGTGGGTGGCATGGTTTGCGATCTGGTTCTCGGACTGCTGCCCGCCGTAGGGGCGGCCCATGATGTTCATCGGCACATGTATGAATCCGACCCCATCAATGATCAGCCATTGACCGTAGGGGTGGAGTCGCCAGCGATGCCTGGCGCACAGGTCTTCGAACTGCGCCCATAAAGTTCCAACAGTTTCAGGCGTTTTGTTCTCAAAGCGATGGATTCTGTCTTCATGGTTGCCGCAGACCAGTTCCAGCGGAATGCTTAGGCCGGACGTTTCTTTATAAAACGCGGCCATCGCCTCGCCGCAGGATTGCAGGTCTTCTTGGAAGCTAGGGCGCTGCGCGTAGCCTAGGCTGCCGCGCTCTTCATGAGACGACACCGAGTTCCACGACGCGAAGTCCCCAATTTGAACAATTCTGTCGGGCATACGTGCGACACAATGCCGCGCCAGCCATGTGAAGCGGTCCTTTGGGATATTCGGCTCATCATGCGTGTCGCCTATAGCGATAACCCGAGTGGACCGGCCTTCTCTTGCTGGAATGACGCGCGTGCGGATCGGAGGCTTGGCGTCGCGCGCGGCACGTAGCGCCGCTACTTCGGCTTCTAACTGGCTGGCAGTACGCACAAGGTCCGATACGCGAAGCGGCTTGTTACGCCGTAACGCGGATCGGACTGAACTTTCGTTGCGGCCAATGTGTTCGGCGACGCGCGATGCCCCGCCCATTTGCACGATTAAAGTTTGCAATTCCGCCGGGCTTAACATCATGTCGCCGCCTCCGTCGTTCGCGGCGGAGCTTATTGCGGTTTTATGTCTGACGCATGTCTTTTTTCAGTATTATTGTTTCACCTGTTGTTAAGCACTTGCCACAGCAGGATCAGCAGTATCGCGATTGCCACTGCGCCCATCGACCAGACCGCCAGTATGATTGGCGCGTATATCAGAAATTCCAGCATTTTCTTCTCCCATCAATTGACGCCGCAGCGTGTCGCGTTGGTGCCGCGTTTTGCTTAGCTTGCGGCGTAGCTGTTCTTGGTAGTCGCGCGCGCTTGTGAGCTGGCGCTCCAGATACTCGATGTGGTCTGCCGCTCTGCGGCTTGCTTGGCAGCCATCGACGGCCGCCAAGGCCCGCAGGACGGCCTTGTGATCAGTCGGGGTCATGGCGCGGCCTTCCGTTCTTGCGTGCCGGTGCGCCCTGCGCCCGAACGATCCGTTGGATTGCGCGAGCGGAACCGAGACCGAACAAGCTTGCGATGTCGGTCACCTTGCGCCCGGCGAGGTAATGCTGGGCGATGAGCTTGTCCCGTTCTGTGGTGTCTTTAGGCATCATTTTCTCCCGAATGTTATGTTGGTCTCCGCGCGGATGTCTTGATTGCGCCACGTCCAGCACTCGCTATTGTCCTGAAACACGACCCAGCACAAATCGTGCTCGGCCCCGTAGTCAATCAGGACATGCGCCAGCCCCTTGCCTTGCGGCGTCACGACGGGCAGCGGCGGGTCAAGGCGCAGCATCATCGCTCGCGCCCCCATGTCTGGTCACCTAGCGTGACGTGCGCCAGTGCTAACTCCGCCCGCAGCCGTTCAATCTCGGCCAATAAATCCGGCCACGTACACTCAAAACACTCTCTGCTACCGTAAATCTTGCCATCAGAGGGAAACCGCACGCCGTAGCGGTGCTTGCCGTCGTGGTCGTCCAGCCAGTCGGCCATTTCAATCGCGCCCGTGACCGGATGGCGCGTCGGTGCGGTGTAATTGCTCATATCTCGCCCCTTGTTTTCTTCGCCCCCTTAAGCGCGACGCGGATTTTTCTCTTCACCACTTTCATGTTCATGTTCGCCCCGTTTAAAACCGCGTCAGCCAAAAGTAATGCCTCCCGCAAGCGCGTGATCTCATCCTTAGCGTCCAAAATGTCGTCGTCGATGTATGCGTCACCGATGTAGACGCCGACTAAGCCTTGCAGTCGTTCCAGAATGTCCCTCATATCTCGCCCCTTGCTTTCTTTGCTTGATAGTGCTCCCGCGCTCGCGTGCGCTTGCGCAGGCCGTCCTCGAATGGCCGCCCGTTCAACCAAGCGTCCAGCGAGTGCACGCCGTGCCACACCGTCGTCGGGTCGCGCCCGCCTGACCATGCGCCCAGCTGCGGGTACGACACGGTCAGGCGGTCCCGCGCACGCCACCAAGCGAGGTGCCTGGCGGTGCTGGCGGCCGCGACACGGGACGGGCTGTCGAACGTCGTCGGGTCGATCTCGCACTCAGCGCACGCCTCGGCCTTCAGGCGCTCGAACGCCGCCCGTGTCGCATGCGGCTTCACGCCGCTGCGCCGCCGGTTAGCGTCACGGTCACGTCGCCAGCCTCGTAGCGCGGCGCAGCCAGCGCGGCTTCCATCGCTGCTGTGGCTTCGTTGGCGGCCTGCTCGGCCCGGCGTGCTCCGCAAGCCCGCACGTAGAGCGTCGCGTAACCGGCGATGTCGTGCGCGTGGTCGATGTGATCCACGTCGCCAGCTATCAGGCGCGCGGTCTTCATGAGCCACGCCTCGCACGCCTCGCGCTGCGCGTCGTTCATGCGAATGTAGCCCATTGACTCGCGCAGGATGTCCTTCAGAAGCTGCGCGTAGCTCGCCACGTCGGCGAAGTCGCCGTGCGTGATCTCGCGCTGTTCAAGCGTCTGTTCAATCGTCAGCGGCGCAGCCTGCGCGGCAGGATGCGTTGCGGGTGCTGTTGCTGTTGCGGTCGTCGGCTTGTGCTTATTCATCTGTTTTGCCCCATTTTTCAACGTAATAAATTATTGTGGTGTGGTCGCGATTGCAAGCGCGCCCAATGGCTGAGTAGCTCCAGCCAAGGGCGAGCAAGCGTCGGTAGATCTCCAGCCGTGGCCGGATGAGCGCGGCGCTCGTCGAGCGTCCGGTGACAGTCAGCCATGTGACATCGTGCGCCGTCAGGATGTCGGCGCACATGGTCTTGATCTGCTCCTGCGTCAGGCTGTAGCGCGCCGCGCGTGCTGCTGCGCGGTCCTTGCGCGCCTGCCTGGCTGATGCCCGTGGCGCGCGCGGTTTGGGTTGTGGTGCCTTTAAGCGTACCATCGGCAGGGCTTGGATTGCCGGCACCGGCTCGGGTGCCGGTGCCGGTGGTGCTGTCGGGCGTGGCCGCCCGGCAGCTATTCTCGCTTTCACGGCCGCATAGTGAGCGATCCAGTCCGTCATGATGTGACCGCCTCCCGCAGCGCCTGGACGATGTCGCGGGCCGTGGCCGCGTACACCAGCGTCCCTGCGGTCGTCACGCCGCGCCAGGCGCGTGCGCCTGTCGTCGGCGGCATGGCGCGGGCATAATAGCCGACGACACGACCGCGGTGCGTCGCGGTGCGCGTCTCGTCAGCGTAGCGTGTCGTCGTCATCAGACAGGTGCTCCCAAAGTGACGCCGCGCCGACTAGCGCGAACGGAATGACGACGAACAGCACGACGGCGATGGCAAGGTGCATCATACGTCAAGCTCCTGTTGCTCGTTATTGGCCGCGTATTCGTCTCGCGCGGTCTGCGCCAGCTCCTGCCAGTCCACGTCGGCGAGGAACAGCTTTGCGTAAAGCCGCGCTATGCCTTCGCTTGCGTCTTCTTCGATGATTTCGCGAGTGTGGTCGCGCATCCATCCAGCCAGCTCGACACTGTCGAGCATGTCGAGACACCAGTCGTCCAAGTCAAAATCTTTGAACACGTCAACTTTGACGCGCCAAGTGCTGTAGTTCGCGTATCCGTTGTGTCTAGGCATGTCATTCCCCCTGTTGCTGGTCGTGCTGCGCGGCGTCCAAGACGTGGTCGGCCAGCTCCTGCCAGTTTACGTCCGAAAACATTTCATAGGCGAAGTCGCGCACCAGAGCCGATTCGATGTGCGTCTCGATGTGCTCGAGCGCGACCGCGTGCATGTAGTCTTGCAGGCTGACCATTGGGCTGCCGGCGCCCCTGAGCCAGTCGCGCAGGTCGAAGTCGGCGAAGACGCGCGCGAAGGTGCGCCATGTCGCGAAGTTGGACCAGCCGTGTGGTGATGTGCTTTTCATGTCGTTCTCCCGTGTTGACGCGCCCCTCTGGCGCGCTATGAGACGGCCCGTGGGCCGTCCTTAGCGCGTCAGGTAGGGTTACGCCGCTGCGGCGTCCGTTGCCGCTGGCGCGGCATCTGCGGGCCATGCTGCGGCTGGCGCGCTCGCCCACGAATAGTAGAGCGTGCGGTCGGTCGTGCGCAGCGGCATGATGATGCCGAACGCGTTGAAGCCGGTTTCATACGCGAAGTCGACGACCGCCGGGCTGCCGCCATTGTAGCGCACGATGGGGCTGGTTTTGCCGTCGCGGTCGGCCCTCTGGCCGGTCAGCTCCTGCCTGGCCTTGGCGAAGTCGGCCAGATATTGCGGATTATACTGCGCAGGCTTGCCATCCAGATCCTGCGGCACGATGCGCCGGTAGTCGGGAAAGCTGCCGTCGATGCGAGACCCGCCGAACGACTCGCCCGCATGTTCAAACGTCAGCTTGCCATCGTCGCCGATCGTCAGGTCGGTCGTGTCAAGCGTCTTGAGCTTGATCTTGAGCTTGGCCACCAAATCGCGCGGCACGATGACGCTTGCGTGCGCCGCTGTCGCGCCATGCTCGCCGTACGGCTGGCGCAGCACGATCATGCGGTGCCCGTCTGTGGCTGCCATAATCACGCCATCGGGCGTGAATTCGAGGTTGATGCCGTTCAGATAGTACCGCGTCTCTTCGGTGCCGACAGCGACCAGGACGGCGCGCAGAGCGCGGATAGAAAGTGTGACCTTAAGCATGGTGTGGTTCTCCCCTATCGAGCGAAGGCGCTCGCATAAGCTGGCGCTTGTGCGCCAGCTTAGACTTGCGTCGTCAGGCGTCAGTGACTTCAGTCACGATCAAGTCGTCACCGTCAAAGCCGGATTCGCAGGCGTCAAAATAATCTTCGTATCCCGCGTCGCGCGCCATCGTGTCGAGCGCGTCATCTTTCGACGTGCCTTCGTAAACGCCGAGGACCGCGCCGGAGATTGCGTTGCTGATCGTGTAGCTCAGGATTTCGTTAGACATGTGCTTTGCTCCCGTGTTGCGTCGCCCATCTGGCGCGCTATGAGACGGCCCGTGGGCCGTCCTTAGCGCGTCAGCGTCAGGCGGCGACGACGCGCCAGACGCCGCGCTTGTGCCTGTAAAACAGCCCGCGCTGGGCGTAGAGTTCGGTCTCAGCGAAGCGCGTGGCGTCGGCCGCTGTCGCGAACGTCTTGACAGCACCATTGCGATCGACTGTCAGCCAGGTGCCGTCTGATTGCAGTGTCTCGAGTGCGTACATGTTTTTTCCCCGTTTTGCGCGGCGCGATCTTGCGCCGACTTGGTCACCTTATCCAATGCTTTGCGCGGCTGTCAATCTTTCTGTTGCAGATCGGGCCGTCAGCCATCACGTTTTTGTGATTAATCACGCTTTCGTGATCTTTACGGATTTAGCGCGATGGCGATGCAGATCACGCCAGCGACAAATGCCGCGGCCGCCAGGGCGTCGATGATATCTGAGAAAATGGTCTTCATGTGCTTTGTCCCCTTGTCGAGCGAAGGCGCTCGCATAAGCCGCGCCCGTTGCTGGCGCGCGGCTTAGACTTGCGTCGTCGTCAGGCGGCGCGGTCCGACTGCGTCGGCGCTGGTTCCCACTTGACGCATTGACGCGCTTCCGCCCCCGTCGCGCGGCACTTGACGCAATAGCCAAAACGAAAGCCGCTCGGGCTTGTGCCGATGAATTGCGCGGGCTTGCCGCATTCGTGGCCGAATGTGCCAGGATTGCTGTTGTGGCACTTGCCGTCAGTTGCGTATGTCATGTGCTGTGCTCCCGTTTCCCGTTTGCCGATGCCTTTGACTTAGTGACGCGGCGCGCTGTCGTCAATAGATGTTTTGCAGATGGCTCAAAAAGAATTTTGATGCCCGTTTTGAAACGTCTGGGTCATGGATTGGCAATGGTTGGGCAGCGGTTGGGCGGTTTTGAAATGTCGCGCAAGTGTCTGATAACGCCCGAAATTGTAGAGGGATTGGCATTATAGGTAATGGATATCTTGGACTTTAATTAGGTGTAATAATATAGGGTAAATCCTACAGTGTGGGATTTCCCACACGCCCCGCAACGTGGCGCGCGCCAAATCCCCCGCAAGTTTGCGACCCCCCCCGCGAGAATTGCCAATGAGCCTAAAAACAAACCTTTTTGTTTTAAAATCAGCAACTTAAGCATGGGTCATGCCCCTAAAATAGTTGCCCAACCACTGCCCAAGCGATGACAATGATTCGCTCCCTGGCGCTGGCGCTGCGCCAGAAAACCCAATGCGCTCCGGTTCCGCGACTGCCCAAACTGCCAATGATTCTGCAATCGCCCAAACTGCCAATGATTCCACGACTGCCCAAACTGCCAATGCCGACCGCCTGCCCGGCCAATTGCCTAAACTGCCCATGGCTGACCGATTGCCCAAACTGCCAATGGCTGACGTGCTCGACGTGCTCGACGTGCTCGACGCGCTCGACGCGCTCGACGCGCTCGACGTGCTCGCCTGGCGCGTTGGCGGTCTGGGCATTGCTCATGGCTGTCGGCAGGGCGCGGGCCGGTGACTGCGCTTGTGATGGGTTATCAAACCTAAAATGAGTTACAATACTCAGCTTGGGTCGTCATGCTCAGACAGGGCAGCAATACTTAAAATGAGCGCCGGGCGGGGGGGAGGGCCGAGCCGCGCCGGTCACCGGTCACGAAGGGTTTGCACAAACTTTTTTTTAATTTATAAAAAACAGCTATGAGCTGGCATTCCATTCCCCACGAACCGCGCAAACTCACCGCGACCGAGGCGCGTCTTGACGCGATCTATGCGGCCGCACGTAAAGGTCTAAAGGGCGACACCTTGGCGCTGGCGTCTGGCTTGCTCCCGGCGGAGTACCGCCAATTATGCCAATTTGACCCACTGGCCGAACTGGCCGAACTGAAGGGCCGCGCGGACGGCGAGATGGAAATCTCGTCGGTCTTGCACGACGCAGCCGCAGGCGGCGACGCCAAGGCGGCGCTAGAGATCCTGAAACACGTCCACGGCTGGGTGGCGAAGCAGCAGATCAGCGTGGATGTGGAGCAGCGCATCAGCATCACGGGCGCGCTTGAGATGGCCGAACGGCGCATGATTGAGGGCGTGTACACCGTCATAGAGGAACAGAGCCTTGCAGACGACTCAATACACGGCAGACGAAGAGATGCTCTTGATGAGCCGTCTCTGGTCGAAGCAGATCAAGAACGACCCGCTGGCGTTCGTATTGCTGACGTTCCCGTGGGGCGCGAAGGGGACGCCGCTTGAGCACTTCACCGGCCCGCGCAAGTGGCAGCGCGAGGTGCTGCGCGAGCTAGGCGAGGCGATCAAGGCCAACGACGGCAAGATTGACTACGACACGTTCAGGATGGCGACCTCGTCGGGGCGCGGCATCGGCAAGTCGGCGCTGGTGAGCTGGCTGGTCATCTGGATGCTGAGCACCCGCATCGGCGGGTCGGTAATCGTGTCGGCCAACTCGGAGGCGCAGCTGCGCTCGGTCACCTGGGCGGAGATCACCAAGTGGCTCAGCATGTCCCTCAACAGCCACTGGTTCGAGGTGAGCGCCACGCGGCTGATGCCAGCCAAGTGGCTGACCGAACTGGTCGAGCGCGACCTCAAGATGGGCACGCGCTACTGGGGCGTTGAGGGGCGGCTGTGGTCTGCGGAGAACCCCGACTCGTACGCGGGCGTGCACAACATGGCGGGCGTCATGCTGGTATTCGACGAGGCGTCGGGCATCGACGACTCTATTTGGTCGGTAGCGGCGGGGTTCTTTACCGAGAACACGCCCAACCGCTTCTGGCTGGCGTTCTCCAACCCGCGCCGCAACAGCGGGTACTTCTACGAGTGCTTCAACTCCAAACGGGACTTCTGGCGCAACAAGATCGTGGACGCCCGGTCGGTCGAGGGGACCGACAAGCAGGTCTATCAGCAGATCATTGACGAGTACGGCGCGGACAGCAGCCAGGCGCACGTCGAGGTGTACGGTCAGTTCCCGAACGCATCGGACGACCAGTTCATCGGATCGCTGACCGTGGACGAGGCGATGAAACGTGAGCGGGTCAAGGACCAGTCGGCCCCCATCGTGATCGGCGTGGACCCGGCGCGGTTCGGGTCCGACAGCACGGTCATCGCCGTGCGGCAGGGGCGCGACATCATCGCGATCAAGCGGCACAAGGGCGACGACACCATGGAGACCGTGGGACGGGTCATTGAGGCCATCGAGGAGTACAAGCCAGCCATGGTCGTCGTGGACGAGGGCGGGCTGGGGGCGGGCGTCGTAGACCGGCTGAAGGAACAGCGGTATAAGATCCGGGGCGTGAACTTCGGGTCCAAGTCGAAGAACCCGCTCATGTGGGGAAACAAGCGTGCGGAGATGTGGGGAGAGATGCGCGAATGGCTGAAGACGGCGAGCATCCCAAGCGACCGCTACTTGAAGAGCGATCTGATTGGACCCCTTATGAAGCCGGATTCAAGAGGGACGATCTTCCTCGAAAGCAAAAAAGACATGAAGTCGAGGGGACTAGCCTCGCCCGACGCCGCCGACGCCATAGCGGTTACGTTCGCGTTTCCCGTTGCTCACCGCGAAACGGTTGACCGCAACCCGCGCAAGGGGTACTCTGGCGCAGGAATTTCAACTTCGTGGCTTGGAGCCTGACATGGCTAACACAAAAGCAATCGGCGTCGCGTTTCTGGATCAGGACATCATCGGCGCGGATTTTGTCTATTCCAACGGCGAAATTGGCTATGGACTTGGCGGACAGGGTGCGGTCACGCAGGCCACCGACAAGACCACGGGCGTAACGCTCAACAAGTCGATGGGCCGCATCACCATGAACGGCGCGGCGCTATCAGGCAACACGGCCGTGTCGTTCACGCTGACGAACTCGCTGCTGAGCGCCAAGGACGTGATCGTTGTGTGCATCAGCGGCGGCGGGACGGCAGCGGCGTACTCGGCATATGTGTCCAGCATGACCACCGGTTCGGCGGTCATCACGCTGCGCAACTTGACGGGTACATCGTACTCGGAAGCGGTCATTATTAACTACGCAATCATCCACGGCGCTGCGTAACATGCCGCTGGTCAAGTCGTCCTCCAAAGGTGCCTTCCGCAGCAACGTCAAAGCGGAAGTGGCGGCGGGTAAGCCCGTGAAACAGGCGGTTGCCATCGCGTACTCAACCAAGCGCGCGGCAGAAGCCCCGAAAGCAAAGCCTACGGCCAAAAAGGGCAAATAATGGCTGCGAACGACGTAAAAGCCGCCGGTAAGGTCTCCGAAGCTGACGACCACGACCGTCTGGCGACGATGCGTTCGCGGTTCACTATGGCTATTTCCGCGTATTCGGACAGCCGCGAGGACGAGCTGGACGATCTGCGCTTTATGGCCGGATCGCCCGACAACCAGTGGCAGTGGCCCGCCGACGTGCTGGCCACCCGTGGCTCGGTGCAGGGCCAGACGATCAACGCACGGCCGTGCCTGACGATCAACAAGCTGCCGCAGCACGTCCGTCAGGTAACGAACGAGCAGCGCCAGAATCGCCCGACCGGCAAGGTCATCCCGGCGGACGACAAGGCCGACGTGGAGGTCGCTGAGATTTTCGACGGCATGGTGCGGCACATTGAGTACATTTCGGACGCCGACGTGGCGTACGACACGGCCTGCGACAACCAGGTCACCTACGGCGAGGGCTACATCCGCATTCTGACGGAATACTGCCGCGACGACAGCTTCGATCAGGATCTGAAGATTGGCCGCGTCCGCAACTCGTTCTCGGTCTACATGGACCCCACCATTCAAGACCCGTGCGGGTCTGACGCCGAGTGGTGCTTCCTGACGGAAGACGTGTCCAAAGACGAGTACGAGCGGATGTTCCCGAACGCCTCGCCGGTCAGCTCCATGATGACGCAGGGCGTGGGCGACCAGTCGCTTGCGCAGTGGCTGAGCGAGGACACGGTCCGCATTGCGGAATACTTCTATTACGAGCACAAATCGGCCAAGTTGAACCTGTATCCGGGCAATTCGACGGCCATTGACGGCTCGCCGCAGGACAAGCAGCTCAAGCTGATGTTCCAGAAGCCGCTGCGCACGCGCAACGTGGACCAGCGCAAGGTGAAGTGGCTCAAGACCAACGGTTTTGAAGTGCTGCAAGAGCAGGACTGGGCGGGAAAGTGGATTCCCGTCATCCGCGTCGTTGGCAACGAATGGGAAGTGGACGGGCAGCTCTACGTGTCCGGTCTGGTGCGCAACGCCAAGGACGCGCAGCGCATGTACAACTATTGGGTCAGCCAGGAAGCCGAAATGCTGGCGCTGGCACCCAAGGCACCCTTCATTGGTTACGGCGGCCAATTCGAAGGCTACGAAAACCAATGGAAGACGGCCAACACGACAAATTGGCCCTATTTGGAGGTCAACCCGGATGTCACTGACGGCGCTGGGTCGGCTCTTCCGCTTCCGCAGCGCGCAGCGCCCCCGCTCGCACAGACTGGCCTCATACAGGCAAAAATGGGGGCTTCTGACGACATCAAGGCCACCACAGGTCAGTACGACAGTTCACTTGGCGCGGCCAGCAACGAACGGTCTGGCAAAGCCATTCTGGCTCGTGAAAAACAAGGCGATACGGGTACGTATCACTACGTAGACAACCTGTCGCGCGCCATTCGGTACGTGACGCGGCAGCTTGTGGACATGATCCCCAAGATTTACGACACGGAGCGGATTGCGCGCATCGTCGGCCTCGACGGCGAGGTCGGCATGGTGAAGGTCAACCCGCAACAGCCCGAAGCTGTCAAGCAGATCGTTGACCAGATGGGCGTTGTGATCGAAAAGGTCTACAATCCGTCCGTTGGCGTCTACGACGTGTGCGTCACAACTGGCCCAGGTTACATGACCAAGCGCCAAGAGGCGCTGGACGCCATGTCGATGCTGCTCCAGTCGAACCCGGACCTCTGGAAGGTCGCGGGCGACCTGTTCATCAAGAACATGGACTGGCCTGGTGCGCAGGAGATGGCCAAGCGGTTTGCCAAGATCATTGATCCGAAGGTCATGGACGGCGAAGACCAGTCGCCGGAAATGCAGATGGCCAAACAGCAGATTGAGGCCATGACGCAGCACATGCAGCAGATGGAAGGCATGTTGCAGCGTGTGCAGCAGTCAATGGAAGCCCAACAGCTTGACATTAAGCGGTTTGACTCGGAAGTGAAGGCGTACGATGCTGAAACTAAGAGAATTTCTGCGGTGCAAGCTTCAATGTCTGAAGAGCAAATTCATGACATTGTTATGGGTACCATTCACGCAGCGATTGACACAGGCGATTTGGTCAGCGGAATGCCCAATCGTGGGCAGCTTGAGCAGAACGAGTTTGGTGACGCGCCTGCAATGCCTCCGCAGACGGGCGAAATGCCTATGGAACAGCCTCCGCAGCCTGAAATGATGGGACAAGGCCAATGAAACCCGCAGACTTCATCGGTTGCATGTTTCTGGCGCGGGATGTGGCCCATTCCGTCCACTTGAACACGCGTAGCTTTGCCAAACATATGGCTTTGAACACCTTCTACGACGAGATTGTCGGCTTGGCCGATTCTTTTGCGGAAGCGTATCAGGGCCGGCACGGTCTGGTCGGCCCGATCACGTTGCATTCGGCCAAAAAGACCACTAATATTGTCGAGTTTTTGACGGAAAGCTTAGCCGAGATTGAAGAAGCTCGGTATAAGGTCTGCGACAAGGACGAGACGGCCATTCAGAACATCATCGACGAGATCGTCGGTCTGTACCTGACGACCCTTTACAAACTTCGCTTCTTGGCGTGAGGCTCTGACATGGAACTTTTGAACCCGCTTATTGGCGACCAGTTTGTAGCGCGCACGGTGTCCTTCACCGGCACCGCTGGCTCGACTGGTACTTGGCCCGCTGGCCCGCAGGGTGTTGTCGTCTGGTCCGATCAGGCGTGCTACATCTTGGTTGGCGAGGGCGTGACCGCCACGACCGCCAACGGCACACCGCTCCCGGCCAACACGCCGGTTCCTTTCGTCGTGCCTAACGGCACAGGCGCACCTTGGCGCGTCAGCGCCATACAGGTCAGCACGGGCGGCACGCTGTACGCGAAGCCGATCAACATCCGATGAGCTTTGGCATCCCCGTCCGAAACGGCCTTGGGCTTGGTCTGCTGGCGTCTACGTCGCTGGCAACGAGGAACGCTTTTGGTGGCGGCCCCACGGGCAACGGTCTCGTCTGGGGCGCGGGCAATTATCTGGTCTGGGGCGACGGCAACTTTTTGACTTGGGGTTAACACATGGCTGACATCAACCTTAAGACCCTCACGCCCGACACGTCGTTGCCGACGACGGGGTTTCTTTTTGGCGCGGACAGTCAGGCGTCTACCAACCCGTCCGTCTACTCGACGCAGACTGTCGCCACGACGCTGCTAGGGTCCACGTCGCTGACGGGCGACACGCTGACGGCGAGCGCGCCCGTGCTGGACTTGGCCCAGACGTGGAACAATGGTGCGGTTACGTTCACAGGCATCAAATACAATGCGACCAGCACCGCGTCGGCTGCGGGGTCGTTGCTGATGGACCTTCAGGTTGGCGGAAGCAGCAAAGTCAGCATTGATAAAAACGGCACTATTATCGGCACTTCGTCCACAACATCTGTTGCGGCAAACCCATCAACGGCCCCAAACGGCATAACATTTAACGGGTCAAACGGAAAAAACTACATTTCACAGCCACAGGCTCCCGGTAATGGATTGATAGTCTGGCTAGATAATGGCGCAGGAACTATACTTCAGTCACAGCAATCAAAACTTGGAGTTCAAAATAGCTGCCTTCTGCAATGGTGCAATACAGATAGTAATCTAACTCCTAACCTTACACTCCGCCGCCGTGCAGACGCCAACCTCCAGCTTGGAACCGCAGACGCAGCCTTGCCCGTAGCTCAGACGCTTTCCGTTCAGTCTGTTGTGGCGGGGACGAGCAACACCGCTGGCGCGACCTTTACGATCAACGGCTCGCAGGGCACTGGTTCGGGCGTTGGTGGCAGCATCATCTTCCAAACAGCAGCTGCTAATACGGGCGGCGGCGCAGGCATTCAGAATACGTTGGTTGAGGTATTTTCAGTAAATCAAAATAAGTACTGCTACCTTAACCAAGGCATAGTTTACGGTACTGGAAGTTCATCAGGCGTGTTGTTAGGCCGAAACAGTGTTGATGGTTTTTCTGGCCTGATTATCGGCAGTAGCGCGTCATTGCGGTGGACGGGCGGCGCACCGGACGGGTCTTCTGCTGATCTTGCCCTTTTCCGCGACGCCGCCAACACCCTCGCCCAGCGCAACGGCGGCAACGCGCAAGAGTTTCGCGTCTACGAAACCACAACTGGTTCTATCTACAAGGCTATCCTCGGCAACCGCCAGTTGATTAAGATTTCCGGCGCTTCGTTTGATAACGGCGCTGCCGCGCAGATTGGAACGCTGTCAAATTCTCCCACTGCCGGTAACCCGACAAAGTGGATACCCATCGACGACAACGGGACCACCCGTTACATCCCCGCTTGGTAAGAGACACACATGATCACGCTCAACCTCACCAACGAAGAAGCCAACGCGCTGGGCGCACTGCTGGACGCTGCGGTCAAGGCTACCGGCATTCAGGGGGCCAAGGCCGCCGTTGTGCTCTTTGAGAAACTGGAACAGGCCGCCAAGGCGTCCCAGACCGTGGAGCCGACAGAATGAGCAACCTTTACTCTTGGGCCGTAAACTCCATGACGGCGTACCCGGAGCACGCGGGCGAACAGAACGTCGTCTTCCAGATTGCTTGGGTGCTGTCGGCCACGGACGGCACGTACAACTCGGCCAGCTACGGCTCGGTTGACACGACCTACGTTGCCGGATCGCCCTTCACGGCCTACGACCAGCTCACGCTCGATCAGGTCAACGGCTGGGTTGCCGACGCGCTCGGCCCGGAGGGCATTGCCAAGGCTCAGGCTGACTGCGACGCGGCTATCGCCGCCCAGCAGGCACCCGACTTGCCTGTCACGCCGCCCCTGCCGTGGAACGTCCCGACGCCCGCGCCGGAACCAGTGCCACCGGTCGTCTGATTATTGACGCCGCCGACGCCTTGTCGTAATGTCAAGCCATAACCGTACTGGTGAGGTTCACCAGGTATCCGAAAGGACACATAACGTATGAGCGATGAAGCTCTAGAACTATCAGCGGTTGACACCGCGCCGGTTGCTGAAGCCACGGCGGCTCCTGCTCCTGTTGATACCCAGCCGGATGAATCCACGACGGAAGCGACCAAGTCTTTCTCGCAGGAAGAGCTTGACGCCATTGTCGGAAAGCGTCTTGCACGCGAACAGCGGAAATGGGAACGAGAGCAGGCCCAACGTCTAGCCGATCTGGAGGTCCGCAGGGCACCCACGATCAACCCGCCTGATGTCAACGACTTTGACAATGCCCAAGTCTACGCGGAAGCGTTGGCGGAACGCAAAGCCCAAGAGTTGGTCGCCAGACGGGATTCGGCAAAGCAGCAGGCGGCTCTTCTGGATGTCTATCACGAAAAGGAAGAGGACGCTCGGGGCCGCTACGATGACTTTGAACAGGTCGCGTACAATCCGAACCTCCCCGTCACGGACGTGATGGCCCAGACGATCCAAGCTTCGGACAATGGCCCCGATGTCATCTATTGGCTCGGTTCCAACCCGAAAGAAGCCGGTCGCATCTCTGCCCTTCCGCCTATCCTGCAAGCGCGAGAAATCGGACGAATTGAGGCCAAGCTGGCCGCAAGCCCTCCGGTTAAGAAAACATCGAATGCTCCCGCGCCGATTGCTCCGATTGCAAGCTCCAGATCGTCTGGAACGCCCGCTTACGATACGACCGACCCTCGCTCTGTGAAGACCATGAGCACGTCGGAGTGGATTGAAGCTGAGCGTATGCGTCAGATCAAGAAGCAGGAAGCGAAGCGCAACCGCTAGTCTAGGCTGTAATCAGGAAAATTCTTCGATTTGCATCTAAGACGAAACGTAGCAACCGGAACACCTGCCGCTCTGGCGGCAGCCGACACTGACGGATAGGTAACGCCTTGAAAGCGACATTCACGACGAGGATGAACGTCAGCCAAAATAGCGGCCTTCTTGGCTCGCGTTTCTGCGCTGTCTTTTGTTCCAAGTCGGTATTGCCGCAATTTTTCTTTGGCCTCTTCCGACACGCTGTGTTTGCCGTTTGTATCTGCGTGTCGTTCGCCAAAATGTTCTTTTGGCGTAACGCACTCCAGATTTTCGGCATGGTTGTCGGTTTTGTTTCCGTTTATGTGGTGGACATGCTTTTTCGGGTTAAAATCCGGCAACCAGCATTTAGCCACTACGCGGTGCATGAGCCGCTCCCGCCCAAGGGTAAGATACCCTTGCGGATGGCGCGTCGGAATGTAATGTTGCATTTGTCGAAGCACTTTTCCGCAGCGAGAAACTGCGTAAAGATGGTCAAACACACGGTATTCAATACCGTCCATCGTAAAGCTGGTCATCGTTGTCTCTTTGTGGGTAGTTACAGACTGGACGTTTCGACTCTACTTCTGACATAAGGAAATGTCAAATGGCTAACAGTCTGCTTACCATCGACATGATCACCCGGAAGGCTCTCGAAATCCTTGAGAACAACCTGGTTATCACCCGCAACGTCAACCGCCAGTACGACGATTCGTTCGCCGTTGAAGGCGCTAAGATCGGCTCGACCCTCCGCATCCGCCTCCCCGACCGCGCTCTGGTCACGGACGGCGCTGCGCTTCAGGTTCAGGACGACAACGAGCAGTTCACGACCCTGACCGTCTCCTCGCAGAAGCACATCGGCGTGAACTTCACGTCCGCTGAGCTGACGATGCAGCTTGACGACTTCGCGGAACGTGTTCTCAAGCCGCGTATCTCGCAGCTCGCCTCCAGCATCGACGCCGATGTCGCCAACTCGTTCCAGTCGATCTACAATTCGGTTGGCACGCCCGGCACCGTCCCGTCCACCTCGCTCGTCCTGCTCCAGGCTCAGCAGAAGCTGAACGAGTTCGCCACTCCGATGTCCCCGCGCTATGCGACGGTCAACCCGGCTGCGAACGCTGGCCTCGTCGAAGGCATGAAGGGTCTCTTCAACCCGACCTCCACCATCAGCCGCCAGTTCAAGAACGGCATGATGGGCGAAGGCATCCTCGGCCTTGAAGAAGTCAACATGTCCCAGTCGATCCGTCAGTTCCTGACCGG